GGAAAGGATCTTATTGTCGCCAGAATTGAGGAGAAATGATGGTTAATATCTCAGCAGAAAGATTCACCGAAGCGCTAGGAAAGGCGCTTTACGAAGGGTATGCTCAGCATACAGACTGGAAATCATTAGCTACGGGTGCTGCGCTACCCCAATGGGATGGCTTGCGCCCTGATATCCAAGCTGCCTGGAAGGCATCCGCAGCGGCAACCATTACCTTTCAGCCGCAGGCCACAGCCGTAGAGACGGGATTCCGCCAAGTACACTTTGAAACCCATCGAGACATGGGGGCCATAGAGGATGCTGCCATTGCCACTGAGCCCCATGACTACACAGATGCCATGAAGCGGCTTCAACACCTGCCTACAGTTAGACTTCTTCATGCGGCCATTGGACTTGCCACAGAGGCGGGTGAATTTCTTGACATTCTCAAGAAGCATATATACTATGGAAAACCCATCGACCATGTTCATGTGCTGGAGGAGATCGGTGATGCTTCCTGGTATGGTAGAATAGGAGCGGATGCGGTGGCCGCAACCTATCTGGAGGCGATGCTCGTGAATGTGCGAAAGCTAAAGGCCCGCTACGACAGGAAATTCACGGAGGCTGCTGCCCTAAATCGTGATTTGGAAACAGAACGGGAAGTCTTGGAGGATCGAGAAGGGATCAAGAACCATGAGTAGATCCTCAATCGGTGAGCGACCATGAAAAGATTCTTTGAGATAGTGGCACGCTACGCAGGTAGATGTTGGGAATGCAACGATCCCATATACGAAGGTGATTCCGTCGTATACGACTCGAAGGAAAAGAAGATTTATTGCGAAGAATGCGGAAAGGACCTAACTGAATGATTTCAATTGCTGACCACGACTTCTTGGCTTTTGTCCAAGGTGTTATCCAGGACATCAAGTTTTTGCAAGGCGAGTGCCAACGCGCCGCGCTAAACTATGCGCCGGATGAAGCTTACAAAGCAGTTCACCAGAAATACGAAACCTTGCTGGGAGATACACTAAGCCGTATCGCTAGCGAGTCTGAGGAGCAGACTGAAGCCGAAGACGCTTCTCCTGCTCAAGCTTCATCTCTGACTGAACCTTCGGAGTCAGAAGACGAAGCTCAGTCCAGCGTTTGAGGTAACCATCCCGAAGGGATTGAGAGGGAGCCCTTTCGAGGGCTCCCAACATTGCTTTAGCCCGAACCTCTGAAGGTGTGAGGAGCAGCTCCGTTTCCAGCCGGTTGTATCCCTTGGCTTTGGCCGTGGCCAGGGTCTTCAGCATCTCCCCAAATTCAGCTTGCATCTTGGAAGGATCTTCATTCGGATACTTGGCCTTCAGCTCTGTGAGAGCTTCCATGGCTCCAGCCTGCATCTTCTCTGGCGTGAGGCCTTCAAGGGCCATGATCTTGTCCCCCGCACGGCGGAAGTTCTGGAGACGATTCCCCCGCTCCACTTCCATATCACCTATGTGGAGTCCTTCCTCTGGCCTTACGGCTACAGGCCCCTTGAATGGATTCACCCGAATCTGGTTGCTCCAACCTCTGCCCCCGGCAGTGGGCATAGATTCCGAGATGTCCCGGCCCCAGTGCCCGCCGAAGGTGGACCCCAACACATGCTCCAACACATGCGGAGAGAACTTTATCCCAGCCTTGGCAAGCTGATGAGAGAGGGCTACATAGGGGGTCTTAGCTTCCGTGTTGTAGCGTTCCTCCGGGGAGGCATCCATACGCACACCCTTACGTCGCTCAAGATCTCTGCCGGTGTAGACAGCCTTCCCGGTTGTGGCCTCGATGGGCCCCACGATAAGCGGATTTCCCAAAGATGACACCATTTCGTTAGGGCTGAATTCCCCTTTGCGAAGGAACCCAACCGGGCTGAAATCGGAAATAAACTGCGCCCCGGATTTAATCCACTCCTTACGATCCTTGCCCCTCCAGGCATCAAAGCTGGAATTCAGAGCGGTAACGAATGCTGCCGGTACCCCATCCATGGGGAATAGCTTCACATTCGTGTAGCGCCCCCGCTCATCCTTCTCCCGCCCCTGTACCAAAACAAGATTCGTGCGCTTCACCTCGGGATCAATCTCATCCCAAACATCCGGGAACCGAAGGGCATTGTTATAGTATACGTAGGCCGCAGGTACTCCTAGGGTGGCCGCGAGCCGCATCGTTGTAGCCTTAGGGTCCTCTGCAAGGGCTCCTCCCACAGTACGGGTTGCGCCCATCCGCGCGCGCAAGAACGGTACAATCTTGTTTATGTGCTCAAGGGCTGCCCCCTCCACCTGGAAGTTTATAGTAGAGTTACGGGCTATCCACCCGGCCTCCCAATCAGGTAGGCCCTCTTTGACCTTTTCAACCTTTCCTGGCTGACCCGTCATATGTGGAGTAGTTTGTCTATACGTAGGTGTACGCAAGTAATGAAATTTTGCCAGCCTTGGGGGAAGCTCTGCTGTGGTTCCAATATCTCCCATGGTTTCCAGGATCGTGGAGAATGGGGATTTCAGCTTTTTAAGGGCCTTTTCCCCGGTGGTATCGAGTACACCTTCAGCAATGGATAGGGGACCGCTGAACTCAAAGGGCCCTCCATGGGCTCCGCCCGACTTCAAAAATGCACGATATAATTCATCTCCAATACCCAGCTTCCGAAAGTACTCCGGTATCTTGGATGATGGAATGCCACGAGTGACGGAGGCCATGAACCCTACACCCCAGGTGATGGGGTCTATTCCTACCGTGGTAGCAGCCGTGAGGTAGTCGCGAGGCATGTTCCTAAGCCAGAATCGCGGGCTCAGGACTACTCCAGTCTGGAGCATCTTGCCAGTATTCCGAAGGGTCTTGGTCACAATGTCCAGCGTATTGCTGTTCATATCCACCAAGAGCTTATGCATGAACTCCGGAACTGCAACCTTCTGTGTGACTCCGTTCTCACGATAGCTGATTCTTTTGTAGTCCATCGGGAGATTGATAGGCTTCCCATTGAAGTCTACAGGGCTGTCCGTGTGGGGATTGATCTTGAAAACTAGATCACGGGTTTCTGGTGCATCCGCATATCCGGCGATGCTCTTGGCTACTCGGTTCTTCGCAATAACGTATTCAGTTCTGAATGCATTACGCACAAAACCATGGTCAGGATTAATAATCTCCTTCTCAGAGCCTTTTAATTGCTTCATGAAGTCGGTGTCTAGAACGCTGAAAGATTTACCTACGGGTATGCGGTCTGCGTCCATTTCTTTCATCATGTGCTCAACCCGCTGGAAGGGCATGAAATACTGATTATACTTCACCGCCCCATCTCTGAATTCCTTAGGAATAATTCCCTCATCTACCAAGCGGTCTAGCTGCTCTCGGCTCATATCCCGGTAAGTTTTGAGTGCCATGTGGACCTTGCCCAATTCGGCAGGGGATAATGATTGCTCCAACGCATTCATCTCCTGTTCCACGTCGAAGAGGGTTTTACCTCCGGGCATGGCGTAATCTGGATCACCCACGGCACGCTCTACGTGCCGCTCGTTAATACCATAGGGCTTGGCCTTCTCCCAAGTTCCGTCCTTCTTGTACGGCATCATCTTATCCCGATACCGCAACAACACCTCATGAATCTTGCCGGTGGTTCCGCTATAGCTCTCCATCTTCTGGGCAGCAGACTGCTCTAAGGGGATACCAGCCGCTTCTTCCAATTCCCACAATGGATGCTGCTTATTGAAGAATCTGGTATAGTTTTTGTGAACTGGAGACTCAAGCCGCTCTAGAGTCTCTTCCAATTTAGATTGTTTGGGACTAGGCTTCCAGGAGAATCCCGGAGATTGTTTTGTGAGCTTAGAGGCCGCCGAGGCGACGGGTAAGGCCCCGCTAGCCTCTGCCAATAGATTAGTTGTTCCCTCTGGCACGCCTAAAGCTGGGGCTGCCTCCCGAATGATGGGGGGTGCGAGTGTCCCCACTGCCGCATCCTTTGCGAACGGCTTCCATCCTTGAGTCATAATCATGCCTGGAAGGCGTCGAGCCATACCGATGAGCGCAGGACGAGAGGCGTCCAGCGTGCCCCCTATGAGATCCGCTGCGCCTTGCGCCCGTTGGTCCACTGTAGGTGTACCCCAACCAAGGGCCTTCTGATAGCCTTTGTAGGCGCGGGGGATGCCTTCTTCCATCCCCTCAATTCCCCAATCTGCGATCTTAGCTAGAGCATCAACAGGCCCTCCCGGTCTAGCCCCCAGACCTTGAATGCTGGAGGATACAGTATTCGTATTCGTTCTGGGTGCCGTTAGCCCCGGCACCTTTGGCTTAGGTAAGCTAGGCAGAGTTAGAGTAGAGATATCCGGCTCAAAGCTCGAAGGCTCCTCATCCGGCACAAAACTTGAAGGACGCTCATCAGGCATTATAGTTTCTCGTGGAGCTTGCTGTTGAATTCGCTTTCCTTAATGGTACCAGTTTGGCCAGAGCTTTTGATCTTGATTCTGATTCGTGGATCTGGGGATCTGGTGCCGCTGAGTTAGCCTTGGCTGCGGTCTTCGCGGTAGCTGCTCCAGACTTCGGCGGCTCTGGAGGCTTTACCTCCCCTTGGAACAGCTTAGATAGGAATGGATCTTCTTTCGCAGCAGGTGAACCTAGTTCGTGCTCTGTGACGATAGTATCCCCGTCTTTGTCCATGTAGGCCACAAAGGTTTTGTCGCCGACCTTCACACCCCTTGGTAGGTTCTTCACAGGAGCTGGCTTGCTGGCGGTTACCCCCGCAGCCGTTACTTTGGCAGCAGCGGCGGTCTTCGCCACATCCCGCTTAGTCTGGTTACGGCCTGACTCTATATCCGTTAGCCGCTTGGTAATGGCCGCAACTTCGTCCTCACGCTGCTTCAGTTTCTTTTCAAGCTCCGCCATTTTAGAGGCATCGTGGTCGCGGAAACCTTTCTGCTTTTTGTCGGCGGTGTACTGCGTGGCGGAGATCTCATCTCCGATGCGATCATCATCGTAGCCAAGTTCCTTCGCAATCTCAGGGGTAACCATTACCATCTTGGTGGCCTTGGTGGCAGCAGTTTGCTCCGAACGGATCTTTGGAAGCTCTTTGTAGTAATCCCCTTGAGCATCTTTGTACTGCCGATTGGATTCCCCCTCTCGAAGATCTTCCTCTGTTTTGACACCAGCCCTACTGCGGTCTGCGCGAGTCTTGGCCAGCTCTAAATCCTGAGTCCACTCTTGCATCTTACGCTTCTGCCCAGGATTCAGAATTTCAGGAACTAGGCCCATGGCCCGCTGGCCAGTCGCTTGCGCACCTGCACGGGGTGAACTCATAAGGTACCCCCCTAGCCCACCAAGCGCCATGCCACCAATCGTGTTGAGGATTCCCGGCTTCTCCCGTTTGGGCCGCTGGCCTTGAATCGACCTGTACAGGTCCTCATCATCCTGCCATCGCATACGGGCCGGGTCCGGTGGAATTTCGGGCCTAGCTGTAGTTGTAGTTGGATCAGGAGGCATCATCTCAGGGGGAGGCGGCATAGGCCGAGCCTGCCGCAACTGTGGCGGCGGCGGTCCCATAGGATCTTCGACCGGCATAGGCATAGGAGCCTCCGGGGGAGGCGGGGGGACCGGAGATGGAGTTGCCCCAACTGGAGGCTGTCCCTCCCCTAACATGCTTTGTTCCTCCGTCAGAAACGGTGGAGTCCGAATTGGTCTACGCATTGGAAACATAAATCCTCCCCTAACGCCGACCCTGCATATACTGCCATCCATCATCTACTATGCTGGGCAAGCCCCTATCACTGCGGCTAACATTGTCGATAAGACTAATATCTGATTCCGTTCCATCGTACCTGTAATTTGGATCGACTTGCCGCCGCATCATATCTTCTGGCGCACCTTGCCGAATGAATGACCCATCCTGTTGTACCGGAGGCATAAAGTTTGGCCTTGTCAGGGGCTGTTGCTGCGGAGCCGCCTGGAATACATTCATGGGTTGAGCCTGTGGCATAGCCTGTGGTGTGGGCTGCGCATACGCACCCCGCCCTTGGCTATACAACTCTGCGGGGCGGGGCGGAGTTTGGGGCTGAGCCTGTGGCATAGGGCGAGGCATAGGGCGGGGCGTGGCCGGTTGCTGTGGCCGGGGCTGTACTTGAGGCATGGCCTGGGGCTGTGGGCGTGCCTGCTGTTGGGGCCTAAACCCGCTCTGCCCAAATCCAGTTTGGCGATTCCTAAAGCTTTGCCCCCAGTTGGAGGTTCCACGATTGGAAGGCATGCGGTTTCCCGTTTGGCTAGAGGCTCCGAAATTGTTAGATCCGTATTCCATTTTACCTTACCCCGAACATCTTGGCTACATTCTGTCCAGCCTTAGCCATCTGCGCTCCGCGATTGTACTCAGTCTGGAGGGCTTGTGCCCGTTGGGCCATTGGGTCCATGGCTTGGGCTTGAGGCATCTGTTGCTGGCTTTGCGGATCTGCCATCGCACCCTGCATAACTTGACCCCCCTGGGCCAATCGCTGTTTAAGGCGCTGTACCCAAGAGTTCACTCCCTGGTTGTACTCAGGCCGCATCTGCGGATTAAGATCAAGAAAAGCCTGCTGATTGTCTTGTGGCGTAGGTGAGTACGATCCAAAGTCCATATTAGTCTCCTCCTCCCATTCCGGCTAAGGCCCCAATGGCGGCGCTTGCTCCCCGTTCGAAGCGGCTAGGCAGCCCAAAGTCCCGTGCGGCGCGGTCACGCCGCCCTAAATCATACTGAGCCATATTGTTGGCAGAGGTGTTGCCAAGCTGACCCCGTGTGGAAAATAGGTTCTGCCGCTGACCCATTCCAGTGAGGGCCCCTGACTGTGATCCGGCTTGCATACCGGAGAGGTAACCCCTGCGCTCCTGATTGAATTGCAACCGCTGGTTTGCGATATCCCGGTTGATCCCAGCCGAATCCATAGCGGTTTGACGCCCTTGGTTATAGCGATTGTCGGCGGTATAGCGCTGAGTATTCTGCCGATTCTGGGCGAGATCATAGGCGCGCCTTGCTGCGATTTCATCCGCGCTCTGCTCCAGGCCCGCGCCGGTGCCGGATTCAAATTCACCGAAGCGCTGACGGGCATTTCCGATGTCCGAATAGGTTCCGAGCCGGGATGTACCCAGGTAGCGTTCGTTATCTGCGTTGAAGGCAGCCTGATCACGCTCATTGCCCATGGAGGTATCCATGATTCGGCCTTCCGCATCCATCTGCATTCCACGCCTGCGCTGGTTTGCACTCAAGCGTAATTGCTCCCCAATGCGGCCCTCATTGAGGCCCTGATCCAATAGGCTCAGTTCCGCCTGAGTCATGAGATTGGCCCGGTTTTGGGCTGCACCCAAGCGTACATCCTCACGCCCTCGGGTGGTCTCCAACTCCAAGCCCCGGCCCTTGGCTCGTGCGCCCACAACAGCATCAGATCCCTCGCGAGCGGATTCCTGATTGGCCCGTGCGCGGAATGCCGCTAGAGCCATCGGGCTTGCAGCCCCGCTAGCAGCCGCCTTGCGCTCAATATCCCCGATTTCTGACTGGTAACGATTACCTACTGCGGTTCCGGCCAAGTGTTCCAGGTCCTGAGTGTCTTCCGGCCCGAAGCGATAATCCTGCATGAATTCATCTGAGGCAAGGATGGAGGGATCATTATAACCCCCACGGATGGTGCTCCCAGCCCCGCTGAGCCGTCCCTCCTGCCGCCCAGAGTAGTTAGGGTCCATCTCCAGATCGGAAGCGTAGGCAGCCCCCCGGAGGCCCGTAGCGCCTGCATCTAAGGCGCGGCCCGCACCCTGACGATAGGAGTCGCCGATGCCACGAATGTTCCGGTCCTGTTCATTGAGGGTATCGAAGCTGCGCTGCTCTCGGAAGTCCATATCATTCCGCATGCTCTGCGTACCGGCATGGAATCTGTTGAGTGCGGAGTAGGGATCACCGGAGGAGGCCATTTGCTCCTCGGGTGTCATCCACATATTGGCGTATTCTTCTGGGGTAGTCTGCGCGCCGTAACGCTCATATGTGCGGCGCATATTCTCTTGCTCTTCGGGGGTGTAGTACTGATCCCCATAGGCATCTGCACCATAGGCGTAGTCCGCTTGCTGCTGATAGCGGGAACGATCTCCCCACATATCAGCCCACATGTCCCGGCCCTCTTGGCCTAGCTGCTGAGCTTCAGGGCCATACTGTGAGTTATACCAATTGGAATACATCGGGTCATACATGTTTTCCCGATAGTCAAAGCGGGGGTCCGTAAAATTCCAATTGCCCACATTAGCATTGCGGGTTGGTCCCAATCGAGAGTAGTCCGGGGTAGAGCTTCCCCGAGAGCCCATGAAGGCTGAGCCAGCCGCCATCCCTAACTGAATTGCGGGTTGAATCCATCCCATACTCTTATCCCCCTATGCTATTATACCGTGATTCTGGAGCCTGGATATTAGGCTATTCAATGCGGTTTTGTTGTCGTTGATGAGGGCCTGTTCCGCCGCAGTGTAGGTTGCTCCTGCTGTCCCCGTCACGGCAGCAACGGATGCCTGCCGGTCGGTCAGGACTCGAAGACCATTAACCCGAATTTCTGCCCCTGAGGCGAGATTGAGAATTGTTCCCGTCGCATCGCATTGGATGTACACTTCAATCACGCCATTGCGAGTCCATCCCGTGTAGGCCTGATCTCCACCAGCCAGCATACTTATTCCCTCATCTGAGTTCCCCATGGACACAGAGTTAGGGGAAGCTGCTAGCTGCACCGAGGTGTCGCTCTCAGACTGTAGCAAAAGGGATTCCGGTCCTAGATATGTAGATGGAACTCCCTCGGGCGAGAATAAGGCGATGTCGTCCACTTCTGGTGGAAGGGTCTTCAGGATTTTCCAAATAGTCTGAATGGAATTGCCAAGCTGCCGCAACACATCCGTAAGCCGTATGGAAAACTCATCATTGCGCTTTTCCAAAAGCTGGATCATCGCGGCTACGTTTAGCGGTACCGGGGTATCCGGGTCCAATAATGGATCAAAGCTTAGAGAGGATGGCATCAGCGTTTAACCTTTTTCCACCATGGGGCATCTACTTCTCTGGAAAGCAGTTCTGCCTTTTTGGCCGTTGCAAGGGCGGCTGGCATATCGTACTCGGAGAGTGAATCACTTTGGGCAATCATTGCCTCTACCCTTTTGCCGGTTTCCGAATCTTTCTGCTGAGATCGGTTCCACACAGCTCTAGCTTTCTCAACAGATGATTTGCGCTCCTTAGGAGACTTCGGATCGGAGTCCAACACCTGTAATCGGAATTCAGGCATCTACGTAGACCTCCCTTGCATAGTATACTCACGCCAGTATTGATAGAAATGGCTCAACTCAAACCAAGAGCCCGAGCCGTCAGCCAGGGAGATTCTGGCTTGAGCTCCCTTTGAAATCATACTGAACCGAAACTCGCTATCTCGCATTGGGAAGGGCGATAAGGCACGGGTTAACACACCTGTTGTCATAACCCCATCCGTGCTTGTCACCTCAACCTGAAGCGTTCCGGCCCCTCGTACACGTAGAATCACAAAGTGTATCTGATTCTCCATAGCCAGAGATTCCTCCCGGCTTGGTAGAAAGGGGAACCATAGTAGGGCCGGAATCTTAATGTTCGCCCCGTTTATGGTATCTCGAAAGATTACCGCATCGTCTCCGCTTACATCGTCTGCGGGTACCTGACCGCGCCAATAACCTACATTAGTGCACATCCAGAGCTGCTGCCTGCGATTCGAAGATCTTGCGTCCCCATTATTCTGAGCTATTCCGCAATACAGGGGTACTGAAGAATCGTTGTGGTAGAACTTGGAGTATCTTACGGTGTCTGGGGTGAGCCCCGATATGTAGCTCCATGAATGTGCTACCCGGCCAGCAGGCGTGCTGGCGGTGACCATAACCCTGTAGTTTTCTTTATCGTCTGCCGCCGTCACGTAAGATGTGAGGCCGAAAGCCCAATTGATCTTATTCCAGGAGGATTCCGTCTTCGACTCTTGAATATAGTAGGAAAGCGGAACCACATCATATATCCCACCTCGAAATCCGTATAGTCCGGTGCGGTGGGCTACGAAGCCATTTCCAGAGGCATCCAGGGTGATGGCGTTCGGTTGTGAGGTACCAATCTTCCCATCAATCACACGCTCTCTTGGCCATGTAACTGGATCATCTCCAGTATCCACGGCTGCAAATGTGGAATTCTCGGTGAAGATGTAGATTGCACCCTGAGTCCATTTCGCGGCGATTGGCTTTGCCCTCTGCGGCAGATATCGAAAGTGCCGGTCTGGGGTGATACGCTCATAGTCACCAATGGCGGAGAACGCCATGCCAAATCCAAAGCTGGGGTCCTTAAAGAAGAATCCAAGCCGGTCTCCACAGGGAAAAATGTAGTACGGCTTAATCGGCTGCTCGTTTGCAACATAGTAGCCTTGGTATAGGCCACGATCATACTCATCGAAAGGTGTCCCCAATGAGAGGGCTGCGTCCGAGATGTCCAGTTCCAGAACTGCCGCCATCGTGCCAGAGGTAATGGTTACCTTCTGGCCCTCGACAATAAAGTAGCGCTGAAAGTTTCTGGTGGTGCTAGCCAACAGTATCACCTTATCCGCATAGGCAGGCCAGGGATGTGCCCCATCCGGCGTTATTGTGATTCGAAAAGTATTACCACTTCCCGGATTTCCGGATATTAAGATACCCGAAAAGATAGGTTCTACAAGGGATGGGATAGGTGCTGAATGCGTTATGAATCCCGTTTTAGAGATAAACGCAATTGCAAGAAAGTGTGTCCCCTCCGTAGCTCCGCCACCTGGACCGGTACTGGCAGGAAACGCCGGGGTGACCGTCCACGCTGCTGTGTAGGTCGTATCCACCGGGGGGGCCCAAGCAATCGGGATACTGGGAGTTCCGTCAATGTCCTTAAGCACCTGAAAGGTTCCCTCATCGTAGGCCGGATTGTATGTGGTGCTGTACATACGATTTCCAATACCTGCGAATATAGAGCCCATGCCGTTGGAGGCCCTACCCGTGAATGTGCTCTGCGAGCCCCCCGCTAGGCCCCAATCTATATTCACCGCCCCCGCCCCCACCTCTCGTGAGGTGAAGAGATAACTCGTGGGCCCAAACATGTAATTGTAAAATCCGGTAGGGGTACCAGACACAGGCCAGTTGGTGAATTCGTAGAAGCCCCTCCGACTCCTAACATAGCCGTCTTCGTATTCTACATTGTCAGACTTCAAGAGCCACGGAGGGCGAACATCGGTGCTCTCACCTCGATAGTTCGCCCCCTTGAAATCGCTTAGCTCCGAAGGCTTTAGGCCTGCGAGTAAGCTCATGTTTATGCCTTTGCGGTGAAGCCAATCTGAAGGTCGATTGTGAACGCACCCGTTGCATCCGAACCAACCTTGTAGAGTTTCAGGCCAGCTCCTGCCTTTAAGGCATTCATGAACCCAGCTCCCAGTGTTACGTTAGCCGTGTTCGGGAACCAAAGAGTGCCCGTAGTCAGGTTGGCTTGCGGAATTGAGAAGATGTCCACTGGAGTGGCCTCATCCGTACCAAGCCGCAACGTTGTGACAGCGCCAACCCCGGCTGAATTCACCCGCATGAAGAAATGGGTTACCACCAACTGCTGAAAGTAGTTGGGGAAGATCATGTAAAAACCGGCGTTCACTTGGGCCGGGGTAATGCCCAGCGCAACATGGTCTAGCCGATTGGCATAGTAAGGCAGCCTTTGTAGGTCCGAGGAATTCAAGGACGCAATCAATTGCTGAGGTGTGAGCATTGTTAGTTCTCCTCCACTTAAAATCTGACAAAGGCTGGATAGTTCGGCTGCCGGATGTCCCGGAACCTCCGCCTAATCCGCCGTTTCCACTGGTTTTGCAGAATGAAGCCCCTACGAAGCAGCCCCGCAGAACCTCCCTCTATATTACCAGGATCTTCACTAAGACCGTACAGCTCGCGTGACAAGGCCGATATGCGTTCTGCGTTCCCGCCCTTTGCCTTGTGCGCCTCCAGCGCACACTTACCCGCAAGGTAAGCGATAGAATCCGGAATCAACAGCCTATCCGATAGGGCCGGTAAAGACGCCACCCCCGGAAAGCATTCAAGCTTGAGCAATCGGCTGCCAATGATGGGATTAAAGCGAAGCCCAAAATCCCCCATCTGCACGGCGGAGATGCTCTCCACTGGAGACTCTAGGGGAACTAAGTTATCGACCAGGACTACAGGACTCCAGGCCCCCTGGCCCCGCGCCAAACCTCCGCCTGAAGCGCCCCCTGAGGCAGGGTAACGCGGGTTAATGGGTCCTGCCGTCAAGGTAGTAGCCAGTGGAACCGAGTTTACCACATACTCTCCGTTCACCCACGGAAAGTTAGTAGAGAATGCCGTGAATTGCTCCCCCACCAGAAAGGTATGCGCCGGATTAGTGGTAAAAGTAATGTTGACCCCATCATCCGAGATGTTCGTAAGCCCTACAGAATAGTCCACCTTACGCTCAAAGATCTCCCCAAATTGGCTCGCATCCGGAATGTAGTCTCCATAGAATAGGGGAATCCTATTCATGTTGGGACCAATGAGTACCGAAACTTCCCTACGAGTAAAGGGGGTATCCACCACTCGAAGGATCTGGTTCAGCTCCAGCAATGCAAGCTGCATGAACTGGAGCATTTCCGTATCCGTAACCACACGCCCAGCGCTCACCGATGCATTATCAGTGAGCTTGATCCGGGCTGCGTCGATTACTTGCTGAATGGTGATGTTGGGCACTTACTTCTCCTTATCGGGAGCCTCTGTAGCCTTACGTACTTTCTGGGGTAATGATTGCTCCTGTGCATACCGCTCCAAAACAGGATCGGTGATCACTACTCCCAATTCCTGCATGGATTTTGCAAAGGAGAAGATGTTGGTAGAGCAGGACTTACAGACGATGGCCATCAAATTCATGGACTCGCCGCAAGCGGGACAGGTTTTCATCCGCTGACCTTTGATCGGGTTGTACCAGGGCCGGGTCTCTTCACGAAGCCAACCCGCTGCAATTCGGTGCAGGTTCGTGATCTGATCCCACTGCTTCGCATCGTGAAACTTATCTCCCTGGAATACCAGCTCCCTGAAGTAAAGCGTCTGATTTTCACGCATCACCTCAAGCTGCTCTTCCAAAGAGATCCTTGGCTCATAGACACGGATACCTGGGCCTCCTGACGCCGAGTCGGTCATTCGTCCAGAGGCCCATTCTTGCACCAAGGCCTTAACGATACTGGCCGCTGGGATATCCCGTTTGACGTAAGTCTCAGTATCCTGCGCCCAATCTCGCGTTAGCTGATATGAGTCGTGGACAATGATTTGAGTGAACCCGTAATCTTGTTCCGTAGCTTCTTCCGCGTACATAAAGGGCTCGCCCTCTTGCGCCGGATAGACGGTCGTGCGCAGTGGATTGCACTCCAGCGTAATAATCTTGTCACGATTGGCAGGCGGGTGCAAATACCTAAACATGCCTGCATGGGGAGTAGCTGAGACAAGCTCTACGGGATAGATGCTTAGAACCACTCCGGTACCGGCAGTGATGCTGGACGCCTTAGGGAGTTTCAAAAGATTTGGCATTAGTTATTCCTTAAAAATTTTCGTTGGGTCAGAAATTCGGGGGTCCACTCTTGTGGTACCAATCAACCAGTTAGGAAAGCTTCGAGACCCAGGAATTCCTTCGTAAGAGGGCAAGACATCCATGATAGTACCCATCATGCGATCTTCCATGGTATCCTCCTTAGCTTTGGTCTTCCTGTCGTAATCAGCTTCGAATTCGGCCTCCGTAAGACCTCGATCTTTCTTAGCTTGATAGATGAATTCCCAGGTGATATCGGGGGTGGGAACCAAATTTGGTTCCAGGCATACGATGCCAGTGGGATGGCTTACAGGCCAATAGTCACCATGCTTCGGCCACTCAAGAGCATCCCCATACTTAGCTCGCCATTCTTCAAAGTCTTCGGAGGGGAGCCAAATAGCCATGAGCCACTGATTTTGAAGAGTGATGCAAACCTTCTCCTGGACATACTTAGGCACGGCTTCGAGTATTCCAGTCTCCGAATTCGCCTTGTACTCAAACTCGGGTACCAGCTCATCGTCCCGCAAATAGAAGCTCCGCTTTGTACGAGTCCAATCCTCTGAGAATCTCCACTCATACACACTTAAGCCATGAGGGTTCCTGCCCAACTCTTGGGCCAGAAGGGTATTGCACTTCTCTATCTGTTTCTTTGCTTTTCGTAGGCTGCTCATTTGGCTTGCAAAAAGTGGGGAGCGGGTTGCGCCGCCCCCCGTCTCTTGACTCTCCCTCAAGAAGCACCCCGAGTATTAGGTACCCGGAGTGTAACCAGTTTGGACACCGAGATTGTGGATAACCATCTGAGCGCCAGGATCGTAACAGAAGAAGTCAAAGGCCTCCTCCCAGAACATCTGCTCTGCCGCAATCAGTTGGCTGGTGGAATTCCACATCGGCATCAGATAACCATTGTCCCCAAACTTCTTTGGCCGAAGGTCAAAGAGCTGGGCGCGCCCCCAATTCTTTCCAGGGTTGATGTAGTCAACCCGATTACGCGGCTGGCGCTTCGAGATGTAGTGCGGGATACCGGCAGCAATGAACTCAGCTTCGTAGTCCATGCTTTCAGGCATCAGATCGATCATTTTGTCTTTGGGGCCACGGCTCCATTCCGAGATCGAGATCCCGATGTTGAAGAGCTGGGTCCGCTGGGCCATGCTCAGAATTCCAAACATGCCCTTGAAGACAGAGGCATCGCGCCGCTGATAAGTCCGATCACGGGCGATGAGGATGTGGTTATGGGTCAGGAACTGGCCCTGAGCATTGACCACGGTGGGGTTGATTTGGGGCAGCGAACTGCGCAGGATACCGTTGTAGTACCACGCAGTGTTCACGCCGTTGACATAAGGCATGCCGTGGCGAAAACTATCGCCAGTCAGAGGCCAGGAGGAACCACCAGTATTCAACGTAGTGGAGAGCCCCACAATGCTGAGACGGTCTCCCTGAGTCAGGCCCGTGATGCTGGAGTCGAGCGTTACGCTACGTGCATCGTAGTCGATAGAGGTAATGATTGCCGGATATCCAGCCTTGGTGCCGTTGGCACGTTTGGTGGAAAGCGCGGACGAAAACACCTCAACTGCCATACCCTCACGCAGTAGGTTCACTCCAAGACTATCCTGTAGAGCTGAACCAAAGTAAGGATTGGGGAAGGTGGTGCCCGCATTGCCTGCGAACGTCAGACCGGTAGTACCGGAAATGGCCGAAGATTCGTTGGTTACGAGACCGGTGCCGTCCGTGTGCAAGGTGATGTCGTTGTAGACCGCAAGCTCTTTGATTGCCTGCATCTGCTGCGTGGCAAAGACCTGGATCTTGGATTGACCACTGTTACTGGTGGTATCGCGGGTGCGGTTCGAGATGGCTACACCATAATTGCTGTAGATGTACCCCAGCATCATGTGCGTGATGGACATACCGGAGCCGGTACCAATCACGCCGCCATCCGCATCGAATTTCTGGAAGGTACCACCGTAATACTTCACGAGTGGCACACGGCAAAGCCGGTCTGAAATCTGTTCGACTTTGCTGCTTTTCTTGATCATGCGGCTTAAGGTATCCGTCTGTTCCACCAGAACTGGCGTGACCGACGATACCTTTTCGATCATAGCGGAATAAGCATCCGCTGCCGCGACTACGTTAGATCCGGAAACCGGCATAGTTCTCCCTCCTCACACTTATTGGATTCCCAAAGCGTTTCCAATGGTTCGCATTGCGAAATCGTCATATGTTTCACCTTTTTGGCGCTTTGGGGTCGAGGGAGAGGGGACTGTGGTAGCTGCCTTCGCGGGTGTCCCGGTGGCAGCTTTCTTTGTTGGCTGACTCGTAGTAGCCTTAAAACTGAAGTCTTTCAAAGTTTCGGCCCTGACTTTGGCTACAACAGGGGCCGCATATTTCATGTAAGTCTTGACGATCTGAGCCTTGTAGGCATCCAGATTTCCGCCGGTTGCGATAGCTCTTTGCGCTCTCTTGAACAGCAAGCTCAACTCCTGCTGGGCTACAGGTGAGCCCTTCACTGCATTGTAGACACGGTTCTCCGCATCACGGAGTGTGGGCTCCGCTGCCCGCCCAAGCTGCTCCTTCAATTCTTTGGGCCAAGCACATGCCTGTTCCATGGCCTTATCCAACTCTTTGAAGGTAGCCCCACGGAAGCCCTTCCAGATATTCTCCTCACGGGCCAGGGCTTGATCTCTCAGAGTTTTCTTTTCCGCTTCGATGCGGGCGCGCTCTTCCGCATAGGGATCAACCTCGGGCTTACGGCCCATAGCCTCAGCCTCGGTAAGCTGTTTCTGGCCATTGGTTACGAAATAGCGGATGTTGCGTGCGGTTGCAAAGTACCACTTCTTGGTATCCGGGTCTTCAGCCGAGCGATACTGGGCCAGGAATCCATTCACCAAATCATCCACTACCTTGGTGTACAGACCTTCGTAGGCCTTCGCAATCTGAGGGCTGTTCTGCGAAAGCTGATCCAAGACGCTAGGCAGTTCCTGGATGAGTTGAACGGTTGCTTCCATGTTTACATTGGAGAGACCGGCAATCATTGCCGCTGGATTGGTTTCGAATTCGTCCAGCATCTGGCCCAACGTGATGTGATCCAGATGGTAAGTCTTGATATCATCAACGGTCGGGATATGACCAATCCCACCCGTTCCGTCCTCTTTAGGAGGCTCTGCAAGACTTTTGGTGAAGCGATAGCCATCCCAAATCTGTTTGCCCCGGCTAGAGTTGGGATCAATAACACCCTTCAGCAACGCCTCTGGAGTCTCGGGTTCGGTCTCCTCCAGAGCCTCCTCCACAGGCGGCTCAGCTACCGGCTCTTCTACCGGAGCCGCAGGTTCAGCCTCCTCCGCTACAGGAGCTGCTACTGGCTCTTCAGTCGTGACAGGTGGCACTTCCGCTGCGGGCGGCTCTGTGCCCCCCAGGGCTCCCAAAAGGGTTGTCATCATTGCTTCGTCAGGCATAATCTTTAACCTCTATCCTACTACAAATCTGTCTACAAGTCTACATCATTGGCCCAACAGTGGGCCCCATGCTTCCAGGGGCAGGCATGGGCTCCTCCATAGGAGGCTCTTCCTGAGCTGGGGGCTCTCCCCCCTCTCCCGGTGGCATAGGTGGCGGGGCCGACATCATCATAAGCTGTTGAGCATATAATCTCACATTATCCCAGCCTTCGGGGTTTGCCTCTCTTTGGAGTATACCCTCATCCGACGTAAGCCAATCTCGCACAATCATCAAGGCTACCATAGGCTCCACTACCACAGGATCAGGCATGATGCTGGGCATAAGCGGGGCCGCTGGATCGGGCGGTAATGGTTGACCCGTGAGAGGATCGATCTCTGGCGGCGGCTCCTGGGGCCCACTGGATAAGAGCTGCTTAATTTCAATGAGGATAAAGTTTCGGGTACCGCTACCAGGAGTCTTCCAGTCTGGAACCCCCATGATATCCTGAACCTTATCCGCATTAGCGGGATCTGCCGCACCGGTAACCTGCATGACATCCGGCCCACCCTGAAGCATGAACATCAGAGAATCTTTCTTTTGACCCCAGGTCGCCGGAATAGATTCCTCTACCTCAATAGTAAATCCGTTTAGATCTCCCGTCATGGGGTCCACTAACATGGGAGCTTTTTGCAGATCCATGTCACTTAGCCCAAATCTCTTCAGTACCTCACCCCCAAATTGGGCGATTACCTTTACGCCGTTGGTGTAGGCACCTCGCCATGCGCTAAGTGCCCCAAGCCAGATAATGCCCAATTGCATAAGCGCTTGGGTCTTGTTGATATCGGCTTCTCGCGCTGTACCCGAGTCGCCGCCGCCGAAGATTGGGGGCATAACTCCAGTAAGCTGCCGCCCGATTTCCAGCATCATGCTAGAGAAGTTTTGGACATCCGGCTCATACTTGGCAGTCGGAAGATTGATAACACTATCTTTCAACCGGCCTCCCGCTCCAGGCTCAGCCGCAATCAATTCTCCTGGTACTCCCGCCCGAGAGTTGATAGCATCCACATTCAGCACATTAGGGTCAGCCGCCACGATGGGAATCCCACGTTCGATTGACTCCTGATTCAGCGCTGTTAGGTTATTGAGTACATCTTGAATGGGAAGAAAATCCGTGCATACGGGGTCCATCATTAACGTGGTGGAAACACCCGGCTGCCCGCATGACCATACATCCCGGTAGGATTCCGGAACCATGTCAATGACTTCGTTGCCCACCAGAGTTAGCTTCACCCCACGCGGAAACATGCTTCGAAACAGATCCCGCAGAGGCTGATTCCCATACTGCCGACTGGCAAAGAAGTTGTACATGCAGGGCTCAAGCCATAACTGCGTGAAGGTCCAACGATTGGCCGAGACCTTACGCACATCACCGGTTTGCGAAGACTGAATAGCTCGTGTCCATAAGCCGGTTTGGCCTATGCTATCGCTGCTGGTTTCCTCCGAATCTATTTTGCTCAGCAGTTGGGGATACTGCTCTACTATCTCTCCCTTGTTGGCTTCGTACTGAAGCTCGAACCAAGGCAGCCGATCCCACTCCTCCCCATAAAATGGAAAGGTAACCGTATACGCAGTATGCGGGTGAAGTCCAGGTTTCGCATTCCCTTGGGAGTCTCTCTCCAGGGGCGTGTACAGAAAAAAGGTTCCATCCCTCCAGGCATGGAGCATGAGCTTGCGTTGAACCCCGGCCACATCCCAGAGCTTCCGAAGCGCAACACAAATCCGGTTTGCCAGATTCGCTTGCATCTGAGATTCGATATTCGACTCAACCAAGGGAACGGCTTTTGGATTGGGACTCCTATTCCCTAGAACCGCTACGAACTTGATCCCATCACCACGTACCACATTGATGGCTGTGTCGTATCTTCCACGTGAGTCATAGTCTTCTGAAAGGCTATCTCTCCGTGTAGTGTAGCCTGGAGGCAAGATGGCTTCCCAATCAGTAACGAGTCCGTTCCGCACAACTGGCACCAAATACTGCTTCCCATCCCAGTATAGGAAGGCCCGCCGCAGCTTCGAGTATTGAATCTGTTTCTCGATCTCTACTTCACTAGTCACGTAGCGATGAATGAAGTTCTGAAGATCTCCCTGGGAATTCTCCAACAGATCCTTGATTAGGGCGCTTGTGTCTTCTACCGGAATCACTTAGTTACCCCCACTACGCTTCTTCTCATCTTCCTCAAAAGCCAACCGAGTCCTCTCCGCAATCTCCTGCCGGATAGTCATGCGCTTAGCGGGTTCTGGAGTATTGGCGCGCTTTTCCACTAAGGCCAAGAGTGTTTCGTTCTGCGCCCGCAGAAAAGCGTTCTCGCTCATCAAAGCTCTATTGGAATCCTCCACCCGAATCTTGCACAGGCCTACCTCGGCCTCAATGCGCTCTTTCCACTCGTCCAGTCCTAGATACCGAAGGATAAAGTCTCTCATGCAGGTAACTCCATTGCGGCTTCGGCCATAGGCTCAGCCTTCAGCTCATGCAGGATACACCAGCCTTCAGGGCTAATGGAGCCGGATACCTTCTTGCAGGACTCTCCTAGAAAATACTCACAACTGGAGCAGCGCTCCGTAGTGTAGAGTACCTTAGCCGGGTTCAAAAGCTCAGACTCAGGCTCCAATTCTACCTCTGGTGCCTCTGGCTCCTCAGGAGTAATGATTGCCTCCTCCTCCACTGGAGGGGCTTCTCGCTGTATCCCCGGAATTCGTTTCTTCTCAAATGGGTTAGCCATGATTACATCCTAGAGTATATCAGAACGTCTGTACTGTACGCCAATCGAAGACCCCACTAGAGTTTGCTGCACACATAAGCATGGTAGTGGCCACACCCCCAGAGGCTGCCTTAGACCACAACCAGCCCTCATTTTGTGCGTTACAGGTACCGGGGTTGGCACTCGATTCAGGCTTAATCTTGAGGTGTGCCTCGAAGAAGCTTGGATTCAGGAACCGTACCTCATTGTACGCATTGAAGTCAATCCCGGCTCCAGTTACTCCTCCACGCCCAATCGTCATAAGCGTGGTACCAGTAGTGCTCTGAATGGTGAAGTAAGTAGTCCCAGAGCTGCCGCCATTGCGAATCAGAATCTCCTTCATTCCCTTAAGAGCCATGTCCGACTCTATTGTCAACGAAATAGGTTTGGTCCCTCCACCTGCGAAAGCATTGTGGAAGTCACAAGAACCGGAACCCCCGGCCCCACACTCTCCACCCCACACGACAAACGGCCTACCCGATCCGGTGGTACCACACATGCCTTCTGAGCTAACTCCATAGAACTGCGCCGAGTCGGGGTAGACACCTACACCCGCCCCACTATATGCCCCTACCGAAGCTCCAACAGAACATCCATTCCTTGCCCCATTTCCCCCTGTGTGAGAGAAGTGAGTAAAGGCAGCATGGAAGTTGTCACTGGAATCCAGGAGCACGCTATACGTTGGAGTATTGGTTCCAGACGTATAGTTATTGTCCCTATTGATGTAGCCTCCAATCATATTGATGGAACAAGCCGTACCATACGTGGAGTTTCCGCCTACCCACAATCCCGATCCGGCCAGTCCAGTGCCAACCCGGATACGTAGATTATCAAGGGTGTTGAAGCAGGCAAATTGCTGAAAATTCTTCTGGGTCCAGATTTTCATGGCGAAATCTCCACCCGATCCGCCCCCAGTGTCCATGATAGCCACATTCTTAATGTGGCTGTAGTTTATGCTTCGCGCGTCCAAAGCTAGCACATTACTGTTACTGTTTGCCCACAACTGAAGATCTTCCATACCCCATCCAAACACGGGCCCATCAATGGTAAGCATGTGGGTAGGGCTTCCTGGATTGGAGCCAATCCACTTGATAGCGGATGTTACCACATTAGCCCCTACAGTAGCGAAAGACGAGTCACCCGGCCCAGCCCCCTTGAAGCGGCAAAGTGCCTTCGATGAAGGGTTTCCCGCCCCTGTAGCCGAACCGTTCCCATACGTAAGCCCTGAAGTAATCCCATAGATTCCTGGAGGGAAATAGATGATTCCGCCCCGCGCGGAATCTTGACAGGCAGTGATTGCCGCTGCAATCTCCGAGGTGTCATCCGCCACCCCATCTCCAGCAGCTCCGTATGGAGAGTCCTTCACATTGTATATGGCTAGGCCATTCCCACTCATCGTTGGGGTGAAGCAGCCTTGGGCCACGCCAAACTCATTCACACCAGTCGCTGCCTGCCCTGGAGTTCCACAATTCGCTGGATCAACATTCAATTGATCTGTCCTTGCAGACTTACCAGTGAAGTTTCCATACCAGTCAATGGCGGAAAGATTGCTACCAGCGTAACTTTGAAACTCCGCTATATTAGAGGTAACAAATGCATCATTATCTCTGCGTACTTTTATTGTAGCCAACCCCGTACTTCCAGAGGGGTAAAACTGACCATAGGTAACCGAGATAGCACTCCCCCTAAACCACGATGCATATAAGTCACCTGCACCATCACGCATTGCTACCGTGAGCGCCGTAGCCGCCGTAGACCCAGCAAATCCTGTCCCCAAAAGCGCTCCACTGGTGTCTCCCCACACTGCAAAATTATTCAGTACTGTGGCCATTCCAGGCCCACTTACCTTTCCATTAAAGCTACTCCAGTCCGAAGAGGTGAGACAGCCTCTTGCAGAGGCACTAGCATTAGGGCAGTTCACCGTAATCGTATTGCTGCCTGTAGCCACCTGGAAATCTGTTCCTACCGTACCTTGGGTTACCGTTATACTTGGTCCATTCTGTGAGTTGATAGCGGTGATGCCACCCCCTCCCGTACCACAATCCGCCGAGGCTACTGTAATCGCGCCTACCCCATCAACATGCAGACAGCGGTTATTCACCACGCCGCCACTGATCACTTGCGCAGGTGCAAACACACCAGAGGTAATCTTGGCCGCATCCAGGCTGGGGATGTCCCCGGACACTAAAGCCCTAAACGTGGGCGTGGCGTTGCCACTTGTTGGGCCTGCAAACACCAGATTCTGATTCTGAGAATTTAGGCTCAGGGTAAACGTTCCACTAGTAGTGATGGGACTCCCACTCACCGTTATGAAACTGGAAATTCCGCTTAGCCCTACCGAGATAACCGTACCCGTACCGGCAATGGTTGCCCACTCCATGCGCCCGTTTGAAGCCTTCCTCATGAATTGGCCCGTGCTGCCATCCCCGAATGCAATCTCATCCGCATTAGGCAGCCTTAGAATCCCAACACCCTTCGGATCGAGCTGGAGATCCACATTAGACCCCACGCCAAAAGTGGAGATGACCACAGGAGAGGCCGCAACAGATGGGGTGATGCTGATACCTTCGGTTGCCCCCACCGCACTCAATATCTGCACCACCACGGAACTGTTGCTCACGTCCAAGATGGCATTGATTTTGGGATTTGTGAGAGTCTTATTCGTAAGCGTTGCCACTTCACTTACGCCTACTCCCCCCAAGTTCGCAAGACAGCCTGAGGCAGTGACCGCGCCACAGCCTCCACGATTGATATTGAGTGTCCCCGAAGTCTGAGTATTGATGTTGATTTGGCCTAATGCTAGGGTCCCCAACAGCAAGGCGGCAATGATTACCTTCATGATTTCCCCTTTAATAGAAGTAGGCCCACAGCGTGTCCCCAACCTGCGGGGCCAATACCATAGTGATGTTGGGGCCTGTGATAGTGAAGTTCGTTCCTCGCTTCATTCGTAGCCCATTCCAATATAGGGCCACAAGGTCTACATCACTGGGAGTTGCAGTCAAGGTGAAACTCAGGTTCACCCCATTAATGCCACTCGCAAGATCATTGTAGGTCGGCACACCACTTCCACCCCCTCCGGTGGTACCGTCGATCCATGTCAAATCCGTGCCCTGCGGAAACATCCCAAACGTAATCATGTTAGGCTTGCGAACATTGCCAAGGAATATGGGAAGCTTTGGAAATGCCATAGCTTTATTGTAGCAGACCCTTATACCGATCCATAGGATTAGGCCTTTGAGGCTTCCAGCGGGACGACCTTCGCGGTATATGTGCGGTCTTTAAGCCTACCCCCTTCTTGGATTCCATATAAGCCTGCCACTGAAGTTGCATACGTTGGCTGCCATCCAACTGATAGTTATGCTTCTTCATCATTTCGTGGACCCGCATCTGCATCTTAACGTGCGCAGGCAAGGTGTTGAGAATCTGTTTGCGGTAGCCACTGAGCCCATAAATGAAGGCCTGGAGATCATCGTCTCCACCCTCTCCAGTATCTGGATTGGTATCTACTTTAGCGATGTTAAGCCGATCTTCATCGTATACCGCATCCTCAATACCTCTCACCAGATCTGGACACTGATCTCCGAAGATACGAACCTTGGGAAGCTCAGGAGTCTTTGCCGCCCTGATATGGCGTTTCATGTACTCCAGATACTTTACCCCGCCCCCCTCCTGTACCAGAAGATTGGAGGCATAGGTCTCATCATAAGCTTCCGCATTCAACTGTGGACGGTTCCAATCCAGAAGCTCCCTCACATACTCGCTGCTAGTCTGCCGGTGCATAGGAGCTTTACGCACAATGACCTTTACGTTCTTTTGAATCTCAACGCGCTCCCAGAAATCCGGCTCATTGGGGATCTCCTCTTGAGTAGGAACGAACACGGATTGGAATCCCAGAATAGATTCTACCCCGGCAACAAACCTTGCTACCGCTGAAATGTCCTTAGCCTCTGGGCTAGAATCTCGCTTCTGGAACGCCTCATGAGACATCCATATGGTAATCTTGTTGTCCCCATCCGCCTCGAAGTCTTGCAATGCTTTCTTCGCCCACAACTCACCAAAGGCTTGCATACCCATGTATCGAGTTCGAAGACTGCGATATACATAGATTCTCTCATCGTCCTGATTCTCAAAAAACCAATGGCATACCATCCAGTGGTGGAAGCCCACATCCAGGCCGCACCACTTACGGAACCACGGCATTCGCCACACTGTGGCCGAGTCCACAACGTGATTAGCCCACTCGGGCTCCCCTTCGAGCGGCCCAGTAGCCCTGAAATTGTGAAAGTATTTCCCACCCAGGACATCCCAATTGCCCTCTAGATAGGCTTGCCGTAAGTTTTCCGGCAAGCTCAGGAGCATGGTCACATAGCCCGGATCGTTCTGCAACAGGATCTTATTGTCTGACACCTTGCTTGGCAGGAAGATCCTGGTGATCACTTCTTTCTTGCCAGTGAAGGGATTCAGAAGTTCTTCTTCAATCCTAGTCCTGGGGGCAACCCGCTTCCCAGTCTTTGGATGCGTCATGAACCTCTGGCGTACCCAATAGAATCCAGGCCCTTCCGGATTTGCCGTAAGCAAAATCTGAGTCGTCAGCTCTTTGAAGACGGTTCTTGCGCAAGAGTAGATTCTCATATACAGGTCTTTAGACCTGATTTGAGTTACCTCTTCCACAATAATGCGGGTCCACTCCTGCCCCATGTACTTCATGTAGGCATTCTCATCCGCCATGTGGCCCACTACCATCTTGGCTCCGCTTGGGAACTCGAAGTAGCCATCGTCATACCACACCGCACCATAGGCTGGACAGTAGATGTCTTTGGCCTTATCGATGTAGTCCATCATATCCTGATAGTTCTTTCGAAGGATCAGGCAACGGTACCCTGGATGATAAACGTAACTTACATTTACCGGGTCATCTTGCGGAAGGTAAGGATTACCTTTGAGGGCCCAAATACGCGCACCGGCAGTTTTGCCACCCCCCTTAGCGCCACCAAACAGAATTTCCTTCTCCTCAAGAAGCATCAGATCTTCCTGAGGTCCCTCTTGAGGAGCAATGATAATACGGGCACCCTCTGGAATTGCTTCCAGGGTGCCCGCATGGAATATCTGCTCCGTGCGCTGTGGACGCTTCCTAGCCATTCAAGCCCATCTTAGCACGCTGTTCCGGATGCAGCTCCAGCATATTCAGCGGCACGCGATAACGCGCCTCATAGTACCGAAGGAAGCTCTCCAGATCTGCTTTCGCCCAGGCATAGAGCGGGCCTCCGGTAAACTTGTAGATCTTGTTGCCCTCCGAGTCTTCTGTGGGAGGCAAGAACACCTCCACAACGCTCAAAGGGACCACGCCCAAAAGGGTATCCCACTGGGTTCCATAAAACTTACCGGGGTTCTTCGCAGTCTCCACAACCGTAGGAGCCTTGGGATAGCTCTGCCCGGTAGCTACCAGGAAGTTATCCCATTGCTGCGGAGCCAATGCCTTGAGTATCACTCCAAGGCCTGCCAACAATTTCTCTTCAGTTGTCATAGCTTTTCTCCCATTTTCTCTGTGAGGGCATGCATTCGGCCTAATAGCTCTCTATACTTGCCCTCGCAATCCATTCTCTCCGTCCGAATCAAGTCTACCTCCCGTGCATGCTCCTCACGGATCTTCTTTATTTCCTCATCCCTCTCATGCCTAAGATTCTCAATCTCCTCTTCCAATTCAGAAACCCGAGCGGTCAAGGCATCAACCTGATTCTCCATACGCTTCATGATGTCCTTGGCCCATTCAATGTTCTGCTCACTAAGCATTACGGGCTCTCTGCGTACCCGTTGCATCCAGTTGCCCGCTAGCTTCACGAGTAATGCTGACACGGACGCCCCAATGCCCAGGATCACCCCATCCTTAGTTTCGTCTGTCATCGTATTGCCGCAGTAGTGCAAGGGTCGTCACAATATACGCCCAGCACAAAGGTATCAGGAAAACATGTGCCAAAACAAAGCGTCTCGGCAAAAACGCAAAGGCAAGGCACAGCCAAAACACTGTGGAGATAATCATTACCTTGACGCGGCCCTCCACGCTACCCGCCACCAGCACAGCTAAGTGCCACACCCCCAACACGGATGAAAGCACCTTCCAGGGCAAACCCACATCGGCATCGCGAGTCCACACCGCCAGAAGCATGGCAGAAAGCATGGCTACGATTTCGATTATCAGGGAGGGTTGCTGCCCAATCAGCGTCAATATGATGCGAGGGAACCAAGTTATCACAGCGAAAGCAACCCGGCCTATCCCTGCTAAAATCCGCCAAAACAGCAAGATCCAGACCACCCACTCATGACTTAGATACAAGTCACTTAGTACTGCCGTCATCTTTATTCTCCTCGGATTTGGTATTCAAGGGAGAATTGAGAGCATGCGTGGTGGCTCCCGTAAGACCGGCCACTACGAAGACGCTAATCAACGCATCCAGGCCTTCATCAAGGTTGAAGTCTTGTCTATCCCTCAACCAGACATTGGCCCCATTAATACCCCCCACCACGAAGGCGGAAAGAATCAGTTTGTGCAAAGGCTTCAAAGCTTTCACAGTTCAGCTCCTTGCCTTACATAATACTACATCTAGGCTGCCTAAAACAGCCCCAACCCCAGCCTATATATGCCTTGTGCCGCAATCACCTAGGGGGCCACAATCACGGAGCCAATCCCATTAGTCCCAGACTCCCGGCAGTACCGTACCGCCCCCGCAGAAATCGAATATGGTACGCCAGCCGCCACAGCCGTACCGTAGTTTGCATCTGCCCCACAATCCATGTTCTTGTTCCACGAAGGGGATAGCCCACTCCCCGCCGCACGGGTACCAAAAGACCCCACCATCACGGCAGAGCCCTGAGTGATCTTGTAGTGATACGTAGTGCTGGCAGTGAGTACACTGTTGGTTCCCAATACAAACACAATTGAGCCATCGGCATTAACCAAATTCCCAGTACGGGCACAATCTTGTTCCGGCCCGGTATCGGTGTCGGCATGCTGCGTGTTGCGAATTGCGTCAGTGTAGAGGATCAGCGTGCATGCCCCGCTGTTGATCCGGCGAAACGTAATCGCCGCACGAGTAGAGCCTAGCTGAAATGCAGCAGACCGATTTAGCGCCCCTTGCCATCCACTACCATACTCCAACAGCCCAGCATCCTCGCTCCACCCGTTTATGCGATCTTTCGCCATGTCAATATCCGCCCCTGGTGTTTTTCCTCCCGGAGCCAAACCAATATAAGCCCCGGATGCTATGCGACAGTTTTCCCAGTTATCCCAATTGCAAGCCCCTGCGGTCATACCCGCAGCCGTGGCATCCGCTGGGAATTTGTTGGTGGAGTCGAAGTAAATCCCCGGCAACCCAGCTACAGACTGGTTGTTGATCAGGATATTGTAATCCAACGTCGAATCAACTCTACAGTTGGAGCCATTTGCTGGTGCCCCATAGAGATTGTACTTTCCGATATTTCCCCTAACTAGCGCATCGGCCATCCCAAGCTGGATCGAGCCAGGACCGCTGTAGGTCCCACACTCAATCACTTGAATCCAGCTATTGTAGCTATTCCCAGAGTAGGCCTGGGGCCAGCATGTGTTGTGTTCATACACAAGCTGCATCGGGCTATTGGCCTTGAAACAATAGCCGTCCGTATCCAATATCACATTACCTCTATAGATAACCTGATCAGCATGACGCGCAGTTTTAACACTTCGGATATCATCAAAGCCGCCAGCCCCTACAGCGGACAGCCTAGCTAGGTTGTAGCTTACTTGACTGCCACTCACCTGCAACCAAGGATCTACCCCATCTTGGTTGCGCGGTGGCCCCAATCCCAATCCCCCAGACACACCGTACCCTGTACCGTCGTCCGCCCAATATCTGTTCCCTTCCCAGATCCCCGACCATTCCTTTGTTTCATCAAAGCCTTTGCAGGCTCCTAGAAACTTTCCCGTACACCACCCAGGCTCTTTGGCAAAGTAGTTCCGGCGCATTTCCAAATTACGCATCCGAGTGCCATTCCAGCGCACTCGGGAACCGGGCCATACTGCCCCAGACCTTCCATTCCCACTTGCCCCATATGGGGAAATAGTCAAGTCCAATCCCGAAATGGCCGTAACTATATAAACACAGTAGTTATTTCCTTGACCTGCGTTCTGCGGACTACACCCATTAATCGTGTCGTTAGATTGGTTGACATCGTACCCAACTACTCCGCCGTAAGTCGATCCCCCTTGTGATCCGGCGTAGGCCGCAAACCCTGAGGAATTCACAGGTATCGAAACGCTAGTCGAATCAATAACAGTCACGGTGCGCACACCAGAGATACCGGACCAGCTCCCATTCCAGCTCCCGTTGGCCGGGGGAACTCCGTTGGCTGCTGTAGACGTAACAGACCCAGGTGAAAAGGACAACTTGTAAGTCGCCCCTGCGCTTCCCAGCCCATGCGCTCTATTGAAGGTAATAACTGCCGGATTGGCTGAGGTAATAGTGCTCACCCTCAACACATTTGGAGAGATCGCAATCAAATCCCCCACGGCCAGATTCACCGTCGAGGCCACCGTCACGTGTGTGCCGTCAGGACTGGCCGTAATCTCGAAATCATTTGGCGTAAAAGTCCTAGTCGCCCCTCCCCAAAACGTCGAGGTGTATTGAGCTGCAATGTAATTGTTGACGACTCGATAAGGTCCTGGGCCGACCGGGAACGTCAGACCACGTGAGAGGGTGAGCGCATCCGAGTTGATGTCCCGTGCGGTGAAAGTTCCAGTAACCGGCCCAAATCCACTGGAGTCCACTGGAATCGTTACTGTGTCGGTATCGACGATGGTTGCCGTCCGCTTCTCGTTGATTCCAGTCCAGCTCCCAGTCCCTCCTTCCACATAAATCACGCGGGTGCCGCTAGAGCCCCATCCATGAACCGAGGTGAAATTGAGAGTGGTAGTGGCCCCGCCTGTCACCGACGAAATCGCCTGCTGCACGCGGGTTTTATACCACCCAAAAAACCCCGTGATGTAGGAATTCCTAACGGCGATCTCTGTCCCTGTCGCGGTCATAAACCGCTCAGCGCTGCGGAACGGGTACCCAGGCTCCGCCGTTTCCTCATATGGATAGGCCATAACCCGGTCAAAGGTCACATTTTTAGGGGCAATGATTGCCCCGTCGCTCGTAACCAAATCCGAGGTGACAGTATTGCTTGTTGGCCAATAATTCGAAAACGCTACCCCGCGAATAACCACATGCTGCACATTTGTCCCCAGCGTGAACGCCGCATTGGCGCTCACGGTTTCAATCGTCGGCATCAGGGGCTGGTAGGCCCAGGTCAACTGCCTTCCCACCGGCAGCTCTGCAATTCGGCTGCCCTCAATAATCAACTGTGTAGAGGGCGTGCATGCCTTATTGGAGATCGAGAAGCTACCTCTGTAGGCTGTGCCTGCGGTTAGCACAACCAAATCTCCACACGCCGCCGCCGACAGGGCTGTCGTGAGGGCTGCGGAATCAGCAGGACGATGAATCGCTGCCTGAGCCAATAATGAGATGAGCAAAAGAAAATAACGCATCCTTTACCTTCCTGTCGCCAAAATCGTCCCTAGCACAGCATCAATTTTGATATCTTTGCTGTTACTGTCACAGGCTTGCACGTAGAAGAACGGGTTCATGGATACGGTGCTCACATAGGTGGAGACCGAGGTCTCTGACGACCACGATCCGCCGTCCCCCATTTTTGCAGAGAACAAAATCGTTCCTGGCGTAATCGAGCGCATGCGCAAATACGCCCACCCACCAGAGCCAAACGCGGGCATATTTGTGGTACCTGTGTTAGTGTTTCCACCAGAGGCCGTCACATAGGTCAGGTTAGTGTCAGTAGCGTTTGTGGTGCAGCCTGACGAGTTCCAGTACCGGAATCCAATGAATTCGGTAGGCGCATCAGTGGGGACATCTCGGGCAAAGCCCATGGTGTATTTCACCTGTGAAGTTGCAATCAGCTTGACAATGTATGTATAGTCGAACAGAATGTTGCCGGGCCTTAAGTTGCCTCCATATGTGGCATCGGTAGATGGATGTACCATGTATGCTACCCCGTTGGCACCACCCGTGTTCCTCAACATATACTGACCGAACTCATGATTGGTCTCGAAAGAAGTGCCATTTCCGCTTACGGCAGCACCCCCACGAATCCAACCATATTGTCCGATATGGGAATCACTAGAACCGAAGAATTCCTCTTCGTATCGAATGATGCGGTAGTCGATCACCCCGTTCCTGGCCCACGTATTCGTCGCCACGCACGTATATCCTTGCCAACCAATCGGCTCATCAGTTTTGATATACGTGTCTGCGACGGTGCAAGTTCCAGGTAATGAGGTACCGGATTTATTCGGAGCCGTTGCATCCGCCGCATTGGCGCGATAGGATGCCCCTGCCCCCACAACCATAGCGGCCCCCGTGTTGGTTCCTGATGTGATAGCACCGAAAGCGGAAGAGCCACCTGCCCCGCCACCAGGATTGGTTACCCACGCTCCAGTAGTGTTGAGGGTAGAGTTGTAGCAATATCGGTAAGTCTGCCCATTCAGGAGTTCTCCTGTGGCTACTGCCCCTGCCGCACTAGTGCCATTATCTTTCCAGATGGGTTTTGCAGTCTCAGAATTCACAGAGAGGGTAGGCGCAGAACCGCTGGTTTGATTCATCTTCCCCGCCACACACACACCATCAGAGTTGGCGGTGTAGCCGGTTACCGCAGTAGACAGAGAGTAGTTGGTTGGGCCACCTGTAGTGGCAGCATAGGCTAAACTGTTTGTCACTACCTCTATTTTGCGCGGAATAGTAGCAGTGCTCGGATTGCAAGTCTTAATTCCATTTACAATCGGGCAGGTCAAATCTGTTCCACCTTGCACAATATCTCGCCTGATATACCGTCTATCGTCCGATACAGCATTATCCCAGCTCCCGCTGGTATGGGTGTCACTGGCAATTCTAATGGAATCATCAGGGAATCCAGATACCCCCGTCACCGAAGTCCACCCAGTACACGTCACTGAGCTGGCCCCGCTGAACCCAATCGTCGGAGTCCCAGTTGAGGTAATATACCATCGCACTGTACCAGTTCCTGTAGGTGACGCACTGGTTGAACAGGTAGGAACTGCCGCATACGGATACTCCCCATGCCCATAGGGGCATGCAGCCATCGTCACCACGGTTCCGCTGGAGTAGCTAAGCTTGCAGTCCGTGAGGTCCGAGGCCGCACTGACGGTACCGCTCCCCGTCGCCCCCGTGGCTCCTGTGGCCCCCGTCGCTCCGGTAGGCCCCGCCGCCCCGGCCAAATCTGACACAGTGCCGTTTTGACACTTTTTCAGCTTGGTTTCACTAAGGTCCGCATAGATGTTGTAAGTACCCGCTGAACATCCAGGGTTTGTGTCGCTCTCCGTGAAATCTATTCCAAGGTTGCCAGCATAGTAACCTCCCAGCACAGCCAGGATGTCAAACGCTTTGTTAAAGGTCAATCCCGAATCGCCCCCCAACACCCCTCCGTCATTGAACTGCACAAAAGTGTCAGAGCCGCCAGGAGTGCCTCCCGTGCCGGTAGCTCCCGTAGCGCCCGTGGGGCCAGTGGGGCCTACGCTACCTGTACCACCAGTCAGGCAAGTGAGCATTCCTGAGGCTGGATTCGGGCCAAGTTGGCATCCGCAAAAAGCAGGAAGCCCTAGGAACAACGTTCCTAGGGCCAGAAGTGCAAATCTAATCATTCTCGTTTCTCCATGGGTGGCGTTTCGCAAACCGGTTTCCCTTCCACCATCTTAACTCGTTGGCCCTTGGCACACAAGTTTGACTGGAGGATCAGCTCAGATTCCTTTTGCTGAAGCTTGGCTTCTCGAATCTGAACCTGCCTATTTTGCCATTCTGCCGCCAACGTGTCTGACTCTTTTTGCAGACGGACTACTTGAGCCTCTGCCGCCTGCCAAGCTGTCGCCGCTGCCTCCGTTGGGCTTTGCTTAACCGCGACGGGCTTTTTGGTATCTGAAGCCTTTTCCTGGGAGAGTGCCACCACAGCAAGTAGTGACAAGAGAATTAAGCGCATTTATACTATCTCCATTCAACGAAAGTAGCTGCCCGGTCTGAGCAGCGATTCCCCATCTTTCCACCTGTACCGCTAAACGCCGTAAACATACCCGTCAGGTTGCTGCTGCCATCATAGGTATACTTACGGATAGCCCACACCGAACTCGTACTCTTTGGCGCAGTAGTCCGCACAACCACTGTTCCAATACCCCCAGCATTTCCAGAGGTATCCAATTGGGTACCTGAGGTTGGGTCTCTGAGGGTAAACGTGTTTGCATCTACTGGACTCAAAATCCAAGTCCCATTTGCTTCTGCCCAGTCACCCGTAGCGCCACTCACAGTTACCCTTGGAGCTGTACCCAAGTCAAATCCATGTGCGGTACTAGTAAACACCCCAGGATTCGCCGCAGTGATAGCACTCACCGAAGTGCTTGAGTTCTGCCCTTGCACGCTTCGGGCCGCACACATATAGGTGAGATTACTTCCCGAGTAAAAGAGCAGCCGCTGATAATCCGGTCCCGGATACGGCCCTTCTGTAAGGGCTACCGGGGTCCCCTCCTGGGCCACCGCACACATTACAAGGGCAATGATTGCCGCTAAAGTCTTCATCACTCCTCCTCGATTACAGTTCCGTCGATGATCTGTGCCGGGGACTTACGTTTAGCCGTTGGCATAAACACTACATTAACTGATCCATTGCCTTGAGGCAACATCCCCCCGGTTGGCGCAGTCTCTAGTCGCTTCTCCCCACTAATCTCTGCACTGGTTACGGCGATATCCTTCATCTTGTCCACGAAAGTCCCAGCCAGCCCCAGCTCGTTCCGCCCCATAGCTACATCTGCCAGCTTATCCGCCTTATTGTATGCTTTAGTTAGCATACCGGCTGCCCCCATGGTAGCCTCCAAATCGATGACGGCCCCCATGGTGGCTTCCAACCTCTCCATGCGCTCTCGCATACAGTATTTCTGATGGCTCCTCAGGATAGATTCGCTGAATTTGGTGACGCCAGCTAGCTTGCGAAGACCTGTGCCCCGCGCCAACAGAAGCTCTATCTCTACAAGGTTGGGGCTCTTGCACACCTCACACCTTGGCCTATTCACGGTAATGATTTCCCCCAGGGTCTCTTCCCCAAACATGCTCTGCTTCCACTCATGAGCCTTCATCACATCCGTCTCGACAGAGAACTTGAATCCCTTGCCGATAACAAATGCAATCTCGGATACTTGCTCCATAGTCCAATTCAGGCCAGGAGTAAAAGCCCACCAATCCTCTCTATCCGCATGCTTCCAGAGGATTTCAGCCTCATCTTGTAAGGCTCCAAGGTTTACATCTCGTAGAAACTCCAGCCGAGGATACGCCTTCCTCAACTGCATTGCGAGACTTTTCCAGAAGATTGCTAGGTTTTCCTCTCGCGTCATGCGGCTACCTCACCAAAGGTAGTCTCCCACAACCGTAATATGACGCGCAAGCTCTCCATGCGCATCTCGCTTTTGTTGCGCTCCCAGGCATGCCATGTTTGACGGCTCACGCCTGCTGCCAGTGCGGCCTCTTCCATATTCCAATCGTTGGCAGCCCGCAGCATACGAAGAAATTTTCCCTGATCGTCCCGTATTGCGACTACCATATTCAAGGGGGTGGTTTTGAGCCGTGCTAACATGCTCTAATATTACCGCACCGCTGCGTCGATGTCAAGTCAAAATGTAAAGGCCTCTTTACAAAGAGTAAATTTTTGTGATAGGATACAATTCGTGCTTCCCGCCTCCATTCGAACGAACATTTCCCTTGCCGAATCCGCTTATGGCCCCGCTGATTGCGGCTTTGGTTTATGTGGACAAGGCCCCCTCGCAGCCCGCTGGCAGTCACTTGCCGAATATATATTAGAATGGTTTTATTGCCCAGATTTAGAGGCATTACGTCTGATTTATTCTGCAATTTGCGCTCATTATGCCATAACTGATAAGCCAGCTTGGTTTTTTCTCTTAGGGGATTCCGGCACTGGCAAGACCGCCCTCGCCGTAGAACCCTGCAAGAATCTCTACCGTACTCACATTCTCTCTCAGGTAACACGCGCCGCATTCCTCAGCGGCTACAAGGGGGACAGCGCAGAAAAGGGCCTCCTCCAAATGGGAGAAAACTCCAAAACCATGCTTTGGATGTTCAAAGATTTCACTACCCTTATTTCGAAACCACACCAGGAGGTAATGGAGATAGCCTCCATATTCCGTGAGGTATGGGATGGGAACGTAACTAAGAAAACTGGAATGGATAAGATGGGATGGACAGGTAGAGTCACCACAATAGCAGCAGGAACCCCCCAGGTCGAACGCTATTGGAGTCGCTTTAGGATGCTTGGAGAACGCTTCATCAACGTCCGCTGGAAGACTCCCTCCGACCGTATTGAGGCTATGCGTTGGGTTACCCGCCAAGCTCCCCACCGTGATGCTGTATCCGCTGAGCTACGTACCCGCGTAGAGGATCTCTTCAACACCGGCTGGATATCAGAACTACGGTCTAACCCCCCTAAGACATTATCCTCCTCTGAAGACTTTGAAGAAGCCCTCCTCCATACCGTAGATATGGTAGCCCTCCTCCAGACCCCTGTTGAGAGAGACAATCGGAACCGCATCAAGTTCGTAGCACAACCCGAGTTCCCCTCCAGACTGGCCGCTGCTGCGCAATACGTGGCCAAGGGCCACTTGATTCTCTCCGGGAGGCCCCTCATAGGCCCCCCCGAACACCAACTCGTCAGAAAGCTCCTAATGGACGCCATTCCCCACTACCGCAAAGTGATCCTGAACACCCTTCCCTGGGATGGCACTCCCATGACCCGCCCAGAACTTTCTAAGGCAGCCCGTATACCTAAGTCCTCCCTCTACGATGAGGTCGAAGAACTAACAGAGCTAGGCATAATCCAGCAAACCTCTCACCTAGAGCCTGTCATAACCTGGACTGATGACTTCCTCCTACGTCTACAGCGCTCTCAGTTGCTCGCGGCATCACCGGAGCAAACTTTACAATAAGTAAAGCGAACTCTTAGAAAAACACACAAATAGGGACGTATCCCCACCGCTCGACCCCCTCTCCCTTCTAATATATCTAAAAATATTTTTTTATAATATAGTAGTCCCGAATTTTGTAAAGAAACGTTGACATAATGTAAAGTTTCCTCCTGGGGTTGCAGTACCACTCAATCGATACCATACCGATCGCTCCAGCCAAACCTTACAATTTGTCAACCAAACTTTACACACATTTTTCTCCCGTGGCCCCTTGACACCCGCACTCGAACCATTTACAATTCTTCTATATGGAAGCAGAAAAAGCAGAAGCACCCGAAATCAACCTCGCGCACATCGCCCTAACCGAACGCCAATACTTCATCCTCAAAGCCGTTCGAGATCTACCCAGCCCAGATCGCTATGCCACCCGTGTAGGCAAGGCGGCGGATCTCGCTGCGGGAAGAACCAAACCCTCCAACCCGGCCCCGCAGCAAAACGCAATAAACCGGCTAGAAAAGCTAGGTCTCATTTCCTCTGAACGAGACCAATTCTCCTCTAGCCGAGGGCTCCCTCGCCGATGGCTATCCGTAACCTCCCTAGGTAATGCGGTCCTCGAATTCTACAAAGACTACAAATTCCACGAAAGGTACGTCCGAAATGAACCCAATCCCAGCTAGACTCCATGCCCCCAGCGGCATCACCACCTACTCCGATTCTCTTGACTGGCGCTCTCAAACCGTAGCCGGAAACATTCCAAGAGACCCAAATTCCGGTTCCAGATTCTGGGTAGATACGGCTGCAATTCAGCGCCTTTCCCAAATTGAAAGGCTCAAATCTCTCATCCCCGGCTTCGACACCCCTCCCATCAACCGAACCTACACCTACATTACCCGAACCACGGATCTACGCCTCCTGAGGATAACCCTAGGCAGCCAGAGCTTCTACGAGACCTACACCCCCACCATGGCCCACAAGGATGCCGTCCAGACCATGATGGATTACAAGTGGGTATTTGAAATGCAGGGACTGCCACCACTCCTTTCAAATTGGAATATATCGGAAAGCCTTGCCGCAATTCCCAACTTTGAGGGAAAAGACCCAAGATATCCCCTGGAATTAAGGTCAGATCATATCTATTTCCCCATGGGAGAAGAACTATTTGCCCTACCGGTTCGGGATTTCATCCAGCGCTTCCAGATAGCTACCAACTCGTACGCAGAAATGCGAGCGGCAGTCATTACCCTAGCCTCCGACAGCGGCCTCTCTGATGAACAGGCGATCTCTATGATCCGCCTCGCAGTCCAAGACAAACCCAAAACGCCACCCATTATCTAAGCGGACCCGCTTTGCGAGTCCTAGGAGCCTGAATGCCACGTACAGGGTACAGCCCACTAACCCATCGTTGCAGCTTCTGTGGAGAACCCGGAGCCCGCCTACCCCAGGGCTCTGGGTTCGTCCACGAACGTTGTCTGCCACCTCCCCCAGAGAAAGAGCCGCGTGCATGCCTACTCTGCCATAAGCCTTTCATCCCCATCAAAAGCAATCAACTCTATTGCTCATCCACCCATCAGACAAACCACAGCCATTATCGCTATATGGCCCGCCGAAAGGAACGCAACCACGTAAACCCATGAATCTAACCCACTTATTTGGATTCTGTCTGGGTGCCCTCATTGAGGCAATCATTACCCCAAAGCCCAAACCACCCACCACAGTAGGCTACATCTTCTCCTACCATGGAGTAACCCTCCACGCACCCAAAAAACACACCTTATTCTTCAACCTTGGAGGCCTCAAGTGAATCGCTCTGCCTTCTTTCTCACGCTCTTCTCCCCAATCCTAGCTTGGGCTGATACCATCATTACAGCCTGCCGCCCTAAGCTCACCTGGGGTCAACCCACCCCCCTCTGCAACGGCCAATGTCCCAACCCAGAATGTGACTACATGGCCCCACCTTGGCATGCGGGCGAGGGTCACACCGAAACACAACCCATGGTGCAATACGTAGGCAATCCGCGCGACTGGAGTCCCCTCCCCTTCTCCCGTATTGTCCGCTGCCCCAAATGCAGATCCGCTTTCTGGCAGGACCCATCATGAACCAAAGCAGAGAATTGCTACTCGCTATGATATTAAAGGACAGCCTAAAAAATATTCTCCGCCTTAGTCCCGAAATTTTCTTTGCATGTGTGTGCGGGGCTCATTGGTTCACGAACGAATGCGATCCAAAAATTTGTGATACAAAGCATACCCCAGTATTGTGCAATTGGCCACCAGACATGCTTAAGTATTACTCCTATTACGAAAACCATCGCCTACTGGCCCCTCCTGTGG